AGGTTTTAGAGATCATCAAATCGGCTGTCAAAGTAAATTCGTTTAAAAGCAGTCGATATGTTGCCCTTCCAGATGGCTGGATTAGGGATTTAACCACCGGCCTTGACTGGGGAAAAAGTTCTGATAAGGCAATGAATTTTAATTCAGCAAAAGAGTATTGCAAGAAAGAAGGTGGTCGCCTTCCTACACGTACTGAACTTCAAACCATACAGGATTTAGAAAAACACAATCCCTGTATAGATACGGAAGTTTTTACCGATGTGGAGTCTGACTACTACTGGACATCAATGAAGTACGCTGGAGATTCTAGTTGTTTGTGGTGTGTTTCCTTCTACGGCGGCGGCGTGAGCATTCACTACGAGCTCGACGATTATTATGTGCGCGCTGTCCGTTCCAGCCAGTGACGTTTGATTGTTTGACATTTTTGAAGAAATCTCGGGGATTAAGGTTTAAGATTAAACGGCATTGTTAAAGGAGGGATATGGACGTTATGAACGTTAAGAAGATACTAAGAGTAGAATGTTGGAAGGATAAATACACTATTTATCTTTGCGAGCCTCGCAGACGTAAAAAATATAGTATGTTCCCAAAATGGTATTGTTTTAAATGTGGCAGGTATGTTCTTCCAGACAAGAACCATAGACCAGTTATGTGTGAAGTGGATAGTGAAGGTAAGATTATAAACAAGAGCATTAAGGTTATAAAGTAATTAAACGGCATTGTTAAAGGAGGGATATGACAGGAATATGCTGGGCAGAAGAAAAAAAGGTGATAGACATGACGCAGGTATTTCTTAATCACTGTTGTGGTGAGGGAAAACCAACATGGTTATTAGAGGATAAAGATTTTATAAAAGCTATCTTATTGGGAGCCTCTTTTGTGTATGACGAAGGGGACTTCATAACATGGTTAGCGTCTTTCATGGAGGCATTGTCTAAAGAATCCTCTGCTTTAGCAAAGAAAGTTTCTCTTATTAGAATTATAAAATCTCTGCCAGAAATAAAGAGAAAAAGACCTGATATTTATAAAATAATTGAACAAAAATTTACTTAAACGGCATTGTTAAAGGAATGGAGAGCGTTATGAAATTCAGAAAGAAGCCAGTGGTGATTGAGGCAGTGCAGTGGAAGGGTGATAATTGGGATGAATTAGAGAAATTCTCTCCGTATGATCTTATGTATGATTTTCCTGCAAGTAAAAAGAGTATTACGGTAACAACTTTGGAAGGCCATCATACTTGTAGCCTTAATGACTGGTTAATTAAAGGCATAAAAGGCGAATTTTATCCATGCAAGCCCGATATATTTGAAGCAACTTATGAACCTGTTTAACCCCACCACCCACAACAGGAAGTTAGGAGTCCTAAAATGCAAATAGAAGCTAAAGACATCACTAACCTAGTGCCAGAGAAGAAATATATTCACGACTCTAGTGCTGTATATATGCCATTCGAGGATGAAGGTTTCAATAAAGCCATCGACCTCCTCTCCAAAAAGAAGCTGGAGGTTGTGATTGATAGGGAGAAGTTGGCTAAGACATTATATAATAAATTAGCTGGTGATACTATTGGATGGGAAAATGAGCCAAAAGAAATTAAAGATTATTGGTATGGGGGAGCCGATGCAATCATCCAATCCGCCAAAACCGACAACAGCTTGGTTACTATTAGGAGCGTGGAATAATATGAAACAGATAATTCCGACAATAGGTGAAAAGATTGAGATAGAAGTAATTGAGTATAATATCCGAACAGATTTTTATTTATTGGGAATTAAAATTAATGGTATTTGCTGTACGGAATTAAGAATGACCTTTGATGCTATTGAGAAAATATATGAATCATCAAAGAGAATGGTTGAAGCAAGAAAGCTAAAATAATGATATTTGGACGGGTGGCGAATAATATAAAAGGAGGCCTATGACCATAGTGTGCATTATAATTATATTTGCATTATATTTAGCATATTGCTTGTGTCAGGCAGGGAGGAATAACTAAATGGCTAGAATAATTAATGGCGAAATTATTAGAACGTGTAGTCATTGCGGTATTACCAGTGATTTAATAGCTTTCTTAAAGCAAAAAGATCACACTGGAAAAGTCTACACCCATAATATTTGTGTACCTTGTCGTAGAGAGTATAACTTTAGTAAGAAGTATGTTCGTGTAAGTAAGGCGGAATCTTGCCGAAAAGCCGCTGAGTGGAATAAAGAGAATAGGGAACGCTATAACGCTAGACGCAGGAATCCTTGGGTGCTAAAAGGTATTTCTAAGTGGAGGTATCAATATGCAATGTAAAGGTTGCAAAACATTTTTTAAACTAGATACGCCACGGCAAAAATTCTGTACTAAAGAATGCTGTCATAAGCATTATGTTCCTATATCTAATAAGAGAAATTTAGAAAGAAACAAAATTGTTTATAAGTCGCAATTTAAGAAAAAAGAAGGAACTCGCAAATTTTGCCTAATGTGCGATAAACCGTTTATGTCGTTAGGAAAATGGAATAGGCTATGTGATGCGTGTAAACGTGATCCTGCGTTTTCTTGGGATAATGATGGGTATTCTTGTGTTAAGGGTAGGAAAAGATAAGGAGAATTAATATGTTATATGCAATAATTTGCCTAATGCTATTAATAGCATTTCCACAAGTTTTTATAACCGCAATCGTTTTAATGATTCTATGGTATGTTTTATGGAAGATTATACTTACTTAGCCTTTCTCAATGCTTTTTGTCCTGTACTAATAGCCATCATAGCCCTAGTAATCTTATAATTCCAAACGCTTCCAATTCCTAAGCTAAGGGCTTTAAATAAACCTTCTCTTGATTCTCGATGAGCTTTCTCTGTCTGAATAACTTGTTTTTGATGCGTTAAATCATTTTTTCGTAACTCGTATTCCATTCTTTGTCTGGCAATTTCTTTTTGAAGATGATCTATAACTAATGACTTTTCATTTTCTAGTTGTTTTTCAGTAAGCATACTTTGCATTTTTGCCTTTGCTACTCTTTCAGTAAATGTCCCTGCTATTGAAACTAGTTTAGAAGCCTTAATATCACCAATTTGGTCATACTGCTTTTGTACTGTTTTTAATCTTCCAGCAAGATTGCTTACTTCTTTCATAAAAGCATCGCCAATACCACTAGAAAATTCAGATAGTTTTCCATCTACCTTTCCGTATTGTAAATAATCAAGAACACGTCTATCAACTGGAGAGGCTCCGCCTTCTTTAGCAAATTGTTTTATAAAATTAGTTCCAGATTCAAGGTTTGCTTCTGTTTTCATCGGTTGAAAAACTTTATTAAGAAAAGCATGGTAATCAAGAATAGGCTTATATGAATCTTGTAGATCCTGAAAAGAAGGAACTTTAGTTGTTATATAATCACCAAAAGTATGTCTTAATAAACCTGCTGAATGGCTACCTTCACTTCCTAATGGTATAGAATTCCAAATTCTTTTTAAATCACTATGTAATTCTCCAAAATTAATTTGACCGCCTTTTGCGTCTAAATATTTTTGATATAATTCTGGATCTGTTTGTTGCATCCAAGAAACCCTACCAGAAACTTTATTGGCATCTCCAGTTCCTTCTATGTCGCTAAGTTTTACATTTCTACCAGTTGTTTTATCAATTCCAATTATAGGATCAGAACTATATTTTCCTTCTAATAATTTATTAATTTTTAATAAAACCCTATCATTCTCATCAGCGGTATCATTAACTATTTTATCAGCAGCATCTATAAGAATTTTAGTAGCATCTTCTTTAGATATTGGACTATTTTTATCTATAGATTCAGCAACGGCATCATATCTTTTACCATATATTTCACTCGCTTGTTTCTCAATAGATGGCAATGTTCTCTGCACGTGTTTTGCTTGAGCAAATGCTTCTTCTGGAATATCACGATTGTTATATATATCTATCTTATCTTTAAGCTCAGCAGATGAGTCGTTTATTTCTCTTGTTACTTTGTTTTCTTCTTGAACTCTTGCTAAGTCTTCTTTTCCAAGTAATTGTTTCAATATTTCTTCATTTTGAGTTAATTTTTCTTTATAAACAGATTTTACTTGTGAGACTCCTTCTTTTTCATTTAAATCTAAACCCGCAACTGAATCATGGATATTCTTCATTTCATCATTTATTTTTTGAGTGTCAACTGCAATTGGGTCTTTCGCTAAAGCGTCTTTAACCATTTCAAATCGTTCTTTAGGATTTTGAACAATATCTCTTACATTATTTATAAAATCACCAATCTCTTTTGTCGAATTAGGTTTCCAAGCGGCGAATCCAGCTCCTAAAGTAGCTTGGGCGGCTATATCATTGGGGTTTTCGCCTGATAAAATAGCAGGAGTAGCCATAGTTGCTGCTCCTAATGCCATTCCTGGTATAACATTCATCTTTTGAGCTTTTCCCATTAAAGCCATTTGTGCTGCACCGCTTAAAGCTCCACCCATCATTCCAGTAGCGCCTTGTTGCTGACCATCAATAGCGCCTAATGTAGCTGCTAATTTGATTGCTCCAAAACTTTTTGCGGCGGGATTCATAAAAGTAGCTATAGCTGTTGGTAATTCTCCAAGTCCTTGAGCAATTGAACCACCCATAGAATTAGTTGGTGGTATTAATTTATCTAAATCATTAACACGCTCATTTAAAAATTCTCTTGGCATATTGGAAGGATCTCCGCCAAACAAATGGCTTGATAATTCATAAGCATTAACTCCTGTGCTTATAACAGATAACCCACCTTTTAATATACCACGTTGTAATCCGGCTCCAACATCTTCAAGCATGCTTCGTGAAGCGATAGCGGATTGTGGTTCACCTTGAGATTGTTCTTTAACTTTTTGATCCACAGAGTTCCATTTATTAAGGAAATCTTGAGCGGGGGTTATTTCTTGTGATTGTTGTCCTTTAGCAATATTTATTAAATCAGCATTAGAATAATTAGATAAATCAGGATTAGAAGAAGACGCAGAAGTTCCGCCTTTAGCTATATTAATTAAATCTTGCGTTGGCATAGTAGAAATATCAGGCATTTTTACTCCTTAAATTTTTATTCCACGTTTTGCTAATTCAGTACGAGCATCATCTGCACTAACAGTAGCTCCAGTTCTTGCAGAAGACCCACTTCCGCTATCTATTTTTGGTGGAGTTACAGCAGCCATTCCTAATCCTTTTTGTATCATTTCTTTATGGCCTCTTATGGTATCTAACCTCTCCTGAAAATCAGATATTATCTTTTTAGTTTGACCAACTCCTAACATTTTTTCATACATTGGCCTATTTTGCAATAAAGTATTAAGTGTTGTATTAGCTCTTTCTTCATCGGTATCCAAACTTGTACTTAAATCTTTATACGCACCAATCTGTGCTCCATAAATACCAGTATTACGTTCTGCCCTTTGCGCTGGAGTTAATTCTCTCATTTGTTGAACAGTAGATGCTTGTTCAGGCCCTGTTGGAACTTTACCAGTTGCAGCTAGTTCAAATAATTTAATTAAAGCGCCTTGGTCTTCATATTTACCATCTTTAGTTACTCCCCCAAGAGAAAGAGGATTAGAGGCTGCCACATATTTCATTGTATCCGTATTTGTATCTGATTGACCAGTAATCATTCCTTTTAAGTTATTAAGTAATTGACCTAAAGGATGAGACTGTGTTGCTTGAGAATTTGTGTTTGACTGAGAATTTTGCGGAGTTGTTTGCAATCCAGGCAAAGCACCATTAGGATTTATTGGAGCTGGAGGTTGTTGTGGAGAAGATTGTTTATTTATTAAATCTCCTAATTGTCCAGCCGACATACTCATGTGAAAATCATCCATTTTGTCACTGAAGACTTTTTTAGCAGATTCCGCAGCTAAATCATCCGCAGGAGTTAAAGCAGGAGTTAAATCCATCTTGGTCTGTTGATTAAATCCTTGCTGCATATTTGGAGTAGGAGAATTGCTAAGTAATTGTTGCAAATTAATATTTCCACTTGCTTGTGGCCCCTGTCCAGCAGGAGCGTTTATTTGTTGTTGTGGTAATCCAAGTTGTTGCTTAGAAGGAGTGTTTGGATCTCCAGGAGTATAAGGAGGAAGACCATTTCCTGTTGGACTATTATTAATAACACCAAGCAATCCTTTTAATATATCATCCATAGAAATAGGATTTTGTGGAGCGTACATAGATGTATTTGGTTGTACAGAATTATCTGTTTGTGTAGGGTCTCCCATTTAAATAGTCCTCGCTTTCACATGAATCCTAGTCTGATGAACAAAGTGCTGAAATAAAGGCTTCAGAATTGCCTTCAGAATTGGTTTATTATGAATGAATGATGCGATACCTTGTCCGAATCTGCCGTATAATTTACGGAACCATGTCGGCGCAATATTCAATATGTAGAACCTAGCAGCGCATGTATTCGGATCGTTCATCCCTTCGTTGAATACCTCCGCAGCTACCCAGCAATACGATGTCCCCCAAGAACCAAGAATCCCCAAATTTACACCAGAACCTGTTACAGACGATGTTCCGTATCCGCTGGTATTGGTGGTGCGTAATCCTGCCAATTCTTGCCCTAGTTGACTTGAATTATTTGTAGCAGTACCCTGAATTTGTGTCTGACCACTAAGAGCTAAGTTTAGGGCAGCCTGTAGCGAACCCACGTTAAATTGTGCATTTGAATTTGCAACATCAGTAGCTGATTTCATACGTCCAGTAGCAGCCGTTCCGCTATTATAAATACCAGCTTGTTGTAAAGACCCTTGCAAGGATTGGTCAGCAGTATTAACCATACTATTTGTTTGCTGTTGATTAACGCCACCTAATAAAGTTGCCCATTGTGGACTTCCAGGTTGATTAACCGCATTTAAAAGATTATTACCAGTATCAAAAGCCGTGTTGTACATCTGCGTTTGAGCAGGGGCATATTGCTCCATTTGCCCTAATTGAATCTGCTCCATCGCCTGTTCTTGTGGAGTAGCAGATGCCGTTGTGGTGCTATTCTGTGTTGTACTTGTTATTTGTGGCCCCCCGCACATACGCTTGTCCTTTCATTACTTACTTTATCATTTTATAAAAATATTCGCCTTCAGGGCCATTGCGATATTTCATATACCCTTGTGGCTTTGCTAATTTAATCTTCATGTCTCTGTCCACCAAATCAAATCTAATATAGCAGATAATCATTTTGTGACCTAATTTCTTTAGTTCCTGTTCGCTTTCGATAAACAATTTATAAGCTAGTCGTGAACGCTTATATTCTGGCGTAATTATGATGTGCAAAAATCTAGGTACGTTGATTCCGTCGGCGTCAATTTCGCCGTATGTAACTAATCCTATTATGTCGTTATTATTTTTGGCGACTATAAAATATTTGGAACGTAATCTGTCAAATGGTTCTTTTAAGTAGCTGTTTTCTATAACGCTATTTATTCTTTCTAATTCCGCCTCTGGTATAACATTATCATAGAGGACTATCGAAAAGTTCTCTTGAATCTGCTCTGTTTTTTCTTTTAATTCTAGGAGGGTCATGTGTCTCCTTTTAAGCTAATTGATAAACGTATATCGTGCCCGTCATTGTTCCGCCATTTGTAACTGGAAGTTGACCAGCGCTAAAGATGTATGGGATGCTTATAAGTGAAATAGAACGCTCCTTTTAAACTAGGGTTAGTACCATTCTGTCCATGTTGGCGCAGATACATTCGTCATGCTTCCTTGTGCGTATGTAATCTCGTAATAATTATTGGGAAGAACTAATCCTCTTACGTAATAATGTGCATTTATATATCCAATAACATTGTGATCTACTTCTGTTGTCGGAGTAGAATTTGAATCGGTTTTAAAAAATATATCCGCAGGGGCTGATCCTCCTGTAAACATTACTGATACAGAAACATACATAATCTTGCCTGTGGTATTTTGATAAGGAGTAGTTAATGCCCTCGACCCCGTAACCACGTTCTGAGTGCTGAAAGGAACAGATAATCCAGTTATTAAATGACCATCCACCGCTGGAATTTGACCAGAACTATTTAAGATTAAAACTCCATTAGCTGCATTAGCCCCTGGAGTAGAAGACATAGCCGTTAATGCTAATCCACTTACCTTTCCACCAGTAACAATTTGAGCTAATTGACTATCGTTAATAGCAGCAGATGGAGAAATATTTGTATTATCTAAATTTCCATTTATAACATTATAAAGAGCATCAAAATCTGAATTTACTTGGGGTGCTTCCGCTACTTGACCATCTTGGAAAACATAAGGTTTATTAACTTGTGCCATTAAATCCTCCTATTTAAGAAAAAATATTCTAAAATTAACAGATGCAACGGTGCATTTAAAATAAGCTAAATTATCTGTCCATTTTCCAACTCCTGTATATAAATCAGCGGCTTTATTTTTAGCCACTACAAGCCATCCAACTGGCATAGCACCAATTTCATGTGCAATAATAAACTCTGAATTAGGAGTAGCTGGGGTTGTAAAAACTGCCCATTGTCCATTAATATTCTCTCCCCCAGAGCCATTATTTCCATCACCAAAGCGAACATTTCCTTTAAGGCAATTAATTATGTTTGTAATATCGACATTTTCCTGTGTATTTGTTTGCTGTTGTTGGGCTATTGGATTATTTTGATTTCCTTTTTGATTCATTTGTAAAAACTGAGTTGCCGTTCCATTCATAAATGGGATTGTTGACGGAGAAGCCGTAACTGGACTCATTTGGGTCATTATCATACGTTTGTCTCCAGATGGGCTAGAGTTCCAATTCCATCTATTCTAAAAGTTTCATCAATATTACTATTAGCAAATAAAAATCTAATCATTCTTCCACGTCCAGTACAATCTATTCTTTGCACATTTCCACCAGTACCAGACCAAATTCCTTGTCCCCATAGCATTGTTCCCCATAACGAAACATTTTCATTTAAATCAATTAAATTTGTAAATTGTTGAATTGCCTCAAAGTCATAAGAATACGCTACTGTTAAGGAAGTAGACGATAATTGATAATAAATATAAACTTGAGGTATTCCTTTTTGATCGCAAAGGTCAAAATAAGAACGCCAATTAGTCCAATAATATGAGTTTATAGCAGTTTTTGTTCCTAATGGGTAATCGTTTATCCCTTGTTCCATTTCATAAGTATACCCGTTATAATCAGAAAAAAATGCTTGTTCTTCGTAACCATTTGTAAATGCTGTCATCATTGAAGAAGGAGCCATGCCTGTATATACGCTAAAAGCATTATTATACCAATCCCAAACGATTACAGTATCTGCGCTAGTAGCACTTCCGCTATAACAACTCATCATGTATTTATTTTTTGTTTTATAAATATTTGATACCGATTTTGGTAAAAACGCAGTATTAAGATTATCTATAGTGGATTGTATTCTATAACTAATTTTAGTCACATTTGTTCCATCATTAACATAAATTCCATCGTGTCCTAAGAATACATGCCCTCCATCAATATCTTGTATGCTAAATGGCGCTATGCACCCTGCGGGACTTGTCATTTTTCCGCCCCCAGGAAGTATAAACGGAATATCACTATCTCCCGTAAAGAATAATGTGTATATGGAACGCTCTTTATATATCATTAGAGCTTGGCCTAAGACTTTTATTCCTGTTATTTCTTGACCATCTCTAAAACCAACCTCAATCCAGCTATCCGCAGATACACTATTAGGATCTTCAATATTAGACCAATAAACACGAGTTTTATAATACTGATTTCCTACAGTAACATTTGCAAAGAAAAGATAATTGTTGTACGCTTTTACGTACTTAGCAGATGTTATATTTGCGTTTATAGTTGAATTAGAATAATTAATTGTAGAATCACCGCTACCAGTAGCTCTTGTCAGTACATCAGTTTGAATTGGCGCTCCAGAGCCAGTGGCTATAATTGAACCTGCATATGATGTAGCCCCACCAGAATTACTAAGATATAAATAAGTTATTGTATACGTGATACTATTATTTGTATATGTGTCTCCGATTGAGGGAGGAGTTGTTATGCCATAGACGGTAAATGTGTAAGAGTTTGCTGTAAATGCTGGCACAGCAATTGCATTTCCACTTCCACCATCCCATTGCCAAGGCGGATTAGCGCCGTTTGTACCAAACACAAGATTATTATAATTCTCGAAATCGTGATGATTTCCTGAAGTTATGGTTAAACTTCCTGTTTTGTTAATCCATGTCCCATTAAGTGCAGACATATAATATACTTTTCCGCCACAAACATTTATGGCATATCTAACTATTACACCACTTGAATTTACAAATTCAAACCATTGTAATCCATCACTAGAATGTGTCCCAACAACAGATGCTGTGCTTAAAACAGAATAACCACTTCTTTTTAAAATTGATCCAAATTTATCAAAATCAATATTTAAAAGGTCAGACGATTCGTTTGGTTTTACAAACAGGGGGCCTGCCGTACTATTAAGACCACCATTAAAACCTTCGGTGTCTGCTAAATAGCCAAATCTTCCGTTAGCCGTTGAAGCTGATGTATAGGGCGTACCTGCCATTTAGAACCTTCCTATTATGGACGTACTTGACAGTCCTAAATTAAGTGATATAATATTCATATGTCTACAAAAGGAATGAAACATAGCCAAGAAACTAAAGATAAAATTGCTAAAGCACTTTCTGGAAGGAAACTTTCTCCAGAACATAGGGCAAAGTGTAAATTTGGTAGGCTTGGAAAGTCTGCGTGGAATAAAGGAAAATCTTGGCCTGATGAAGTTAAGAAAAAACTTAGCCTTTCTCAAAAAGGAAAACATAATTCTCCAAAAACTGAATTTAAGAATGGTTCCCAAATAAGGCTTGGTGCTAAACTTTCTAAAGAAAGTAGAAGAAAAATTAGCGAACATAATAAGGGTAAAATTGCTTGGAATAAAGGAGTACCTTGTCCTAAAAAAATTAGAGAAAAAATCAGTAAAACTCTTATGGGACATAAAACTCCTCTTTCTCAGCGCAGAAAACTTAGCAAATCTCTTAAGGGCAAAAACAGGGGAGAAAAAAATGGTATGTGGCAGGGCGGAATTAGACATTTTGGTAAATATAAAGCCATAACCCTTCCCAATGGAATTTATCTTAACGAACATAGATATATTATGGAGAAACATCTTGGTCGTAAACTTAAACCGAATGAAGTTGTCCATCATATAAATTTTATACGAAGTGATAACCGAATCGAGAATCTTGTTGTTATGACACATTCTGCTCATAGCACCTATCATAATACTGCAAGAATTAAAAAACTTACTTCTACTAAAAACGGCTACTTGGGCCGTAAAATGCGCCCGCTTGCCTAAATAAAAGATTACTTGAAACTAACATATCCTGCGCCGTGTTCTTTGGTCTCTTTAATGACGGGAAAAAGTCGATTTTATCGCAATTATGCGTAGTCAACGTCTTACATTCATCTTTATATAAATTAAAAAATCTATCCGCTTCTTGTTCCATGTTCTGTTCTGCTTTTAACTTAGAAACCGCAAGTAGTATTAATGCTTCATCAAATTCTTGCCCCAACTCGTGAACATCATTAGGATTAACTAATCTATATGGGTCTTTATAATATTGCACATGAATTGGTTGGGCATATAACGGAAGCGCATATAATTGTACCTTTTTATAAAGGATACCAGCGGTTGTATCGCCAGTTGGCATTACGGCAAGGGTATCTCTCCCAGAATTTCCAGTAGCTGTAATTCTCCCAATAGTAGATGCCCCTTTGCTTATACGTTCTACCGATTGAAATACTTTTGAGCCAGAAACAGCGTTTGTTCCATTAGTATTAATAACTTCCCAATCGGGGAAATTTGCAACATATCCAAAAACTGTTATTGGTACGGAAACATCAGTAGAAGAAGAACTGGATACGGTTACAGCAGAAGGATATGTCAATTGCTTCATAATCATATCTTCACCCCACATGCGATAATGTGTAGGAATATACTTAATAGAAAGATATGCGCTATGAGAATAAAAGTCTTGGTCAGTAATGTATTGTAATTTAAACGGATAACCATACATTTCGTGCCACATAAACATTCTGTGACTTACTTCTGGTGGTAAATTATATTCCTCTTGTGGTAAAATCTCATAAATATTATTTGAACTAGAAGTTCCGATGAATGGTTGATCTAGTGTCATAGTCGTTTCAGAAGGGAACTGTGTGATATAATAAAATGTACCAGAACCAGAAAATTTCACTTTTCGCCCAATTGCGACATTATCGGTCAAAAAAGTAGCCCCTGTAACGGTCACAGTGGCACTATTATTGGTTAGTATAGCATTAGGGCTGCCTGTAGTATAGCTTGTAATAGTAGAAAACGTAGTCTTACGCCTTAAAACTCGCCAAGGTCGTTCACGGCATAATCTAAATAATGACGAATTAATGGTGTTCTGGATACCTACGTCAAATTGCGCACCACCTTGGTCACGTGTTGCCCTGCGTTTAACTTCCTGTATTAGGTCACTGAATAAGAACACGGCGATATTCCTCCTCTGTCTTTGTATGCTTTCTAAAATTACATTCTTTACAAGATACTCCTAAATTATTATATTCATTAGTTCCACCACGAGAAACTGGAGTTTTATGTTCTAAATGGTCTTTCTTAAACTCAATTGGATTTAAACATAAATAACATGTTAATGTTCCATATTTTTTAATATTGTCTTCATATACATTCTGAATCATTTTTAAATCAAAATATCCTCCAACCCTTCTTTTATGATTATTTGATAATCTTCTAAGACGAAATTCTGGATTTGTAGCATAAAGTTCATTAGATTTTTTCTTCTTAAATTCAATGTCTTTACTTCTACCATCTATCCAATTTGGACTTTCCTTTCCAAATTGATGAATTCCATATCTTGTACAATTTTTACCGCTATGTAATTTACCCCAACACTTATGACATCTTTTGCTTTTTGCTGTTGATAGAAGTATCCCACAATCCATGCAGTGCGGTTTTCCACCTTTCCATTTATGGCTTTGTTCTCCGATTCTTCCTTTCATCCATTTGCCATAACCTATTTCTAAAGCAATTTTTCTTTGTTTCTCTCTAAAATCAACTGTTCTTTCATATACACCTGTTGGCATCTAATACTCCTTCCGCTACGGACGGCGGTTTCGTCAATGTATAAACCAAATCATACTTACTATCAAAGCTCCAGAAATAGGCGCAATAATTACATTCCATAATCCCCTTGTTGTTGCTCCCCAAATACCACAAATAATGCAAAATGGTACATAAACAAACCAAGATAAATGATGCGTTAATACAGGGCCTAATCCCGCTGTTAATCCAATAAGGAATAGCCACATACCTCGAGCAAACCCATCTGATTTACCAAAATCTTTATACCCTAAACATAATGCGCCAATCATAGGTAATACTGTAAATCCTAACCACCATGTATGCGAGACTATGCTTACGGCAATAGCGTAGAAAATTGGCAGTATAAATCTTTGAGCGTCGTGCCAAAATAACTCGCCTATAAACTTGCATGTTCCTGCAATAGATTCAATGGCTAACTTGATTACTAAAAATTCCATCTTTACCTTCCCTCACACAAGAAAACGGACTCATGTGATAATCTGAAATTACAGGTTTAGAACCGCTTTGATATATTGAGTTTTCGCTAGGCTTTTTAGCCCACATATATGTCATATAGCCAGCATATCCAATAAGGATAACTATGATTAAGGCTTCCCAACCTGCTAATTGACCTTTTTTATTCATTTTACTCCTCAAAAGTGAACTGATACCAATGTGCATTCAGGCCCCCAAACAAGTTTATTCCGCTCTGCCGTACCACCTGACGTTGCGCTTGATATATCACTCATTCCTACCATCATGCCAATTCTTAAGTCAAGAATAGACAGTAGGGGCGAAGTGATACCCAACTTCGATAGACCCCCTATGTCGTAATCTAACGAACCTACGATTGCCGATGAAGTGGAATAACCACCAGAAATAGAAAAACCCTTCCAGTCGAGCAAGTCAGCAGATGTATAATAAGTCAAATTACCGCTCTTAACGTCGTACCCTACCGCTTCGTGGAGCGTCAACTTGCTTATAATGGTAGAAATATCTATCCCCGTTGTACTTTGCGCATTACTTACTACTGGTAACAGTATCAGAACTAGAAACAATAGAAATTTTCGCATCTGAACCTCCTATGGCTTTTGGTCTATTCCCGATAAATAAATACCCTGCGATTGCTTGCATATAATAAATTGCCTTACCAAATGGCGGTTTAAGACCTGTTGGCTCTGCGTCTACAGCGTCTTGAACTGCTGTCATAACTTTAATAACAGATAACCAAGCAACTCCTATTTCCGCCCAATGTTTACTTATGAATTGAATCACGTCCATATTTCTTCTCCTTTTCAGGTATTTCTTCTTTTAATTCTATGAGTAAATCTACAACCTTTTCTGCCATCCATCTTGATATTGGTAATTCCTTAAATAACCTGTCTATAAGGTCTTCCCTATTCATGGCGTCCATTACCATTATGGCAAGCGCCACATTTATCGTACTTCTCCCAAAGAGCATTTAAACTAGCCTCTGTCTTTAGACCATCCTTTAGGGAATAATAATCTCTTGCTTGAGACTCTATTCTATCTAATCTGTCGCATATATTCTTTAATTGAGCGCAGATATTAGAAAGTAACCATACAAGAGCACAAAGTTGACCTAGTAAAAATATGCCAAGAGCTAACCATGCTTCAAACATATAGACTTTCTTATGCAGTCGGAGTAATAGTTGCCGTCGATACTTTCTCAATCTGAGCGTTCAATGAGGCAATCTGAGAATTTACTCTTGAAACATTTTGCTGATTTTGAAATTCTGCCTGTGCTTGATTAGCGGCAAATGTCGCATTTAACGCTACTAATTGAAGCTGTGCTACGTTTAACTGTGATTTCAGGTTATCTAATTCCATTTTATTCTCCTTTGTTTATAAGTCATTCCAGTTTGATCCATCAAAAAAACATGGTCTATGTGTGCTAAAATTATATGCTATTTCTCCTTCGCTATAAGTTCCTACTGTCGTATAATCTGGGAATGTTACCGCTCCGCTAAGAGTAATTTGGTATGCACTTAACTGCAAGCCACCACCAGAAGAAATACTTACACCGCCATTACCTGTTATATATGTTCCATACCCTCCTCCAGTTGGTCCTACGTGAACGCTTCCTGCGCCCGACGTAAGATATAAATCGTCATAACTGGAAGTTCCTAAATTAACAGAACCAGCGCCAAAAGAATTGAGTTGAATATTTGGTGAACCTAATAGTATACTCCCCAACCCAGTTTCTCCTGCCCCTTGAATATAAACAGTTTGACCTGTTGGGGCTTGAAGCGTAGGACCACCAACGTAAGGCTCCCATACAAGACCAGAAGTAGAATCTTGAGAAAAATAATATCCAGTAAGATACAACGGGTCAGATATAGACCCACTACCTGCAATAATATTCCCATTAACTTTTACATAACCTGCCCCAGAAGTGTTTAAGTTAATATCTTGATTATTGTTAGCTGTAATGTTAACTTGCTTTGCAGAATTCAGGTTTATGTTTCCACCGCTCGGAGAGTCAATAGTATTTACTACAAAATTCCCTGCCGAACCTGACCCGCCACTAAGATTTATTATACAGTCTCCACCAACTCCTGCTCCGTCTGGATTTTGAACTCCAGTAGTAAAATTAAGATTCAAAGCAGAGGTAAGATTAATGCTTCCGTTTGTAACTCCTCCGCCAGAAGAATTGATGTAAACCTCTCCACCCGTATCTCCATATCCCGATACTCCAGACTGCATATTTATAGAACCCCAAGACGGGTTAAAATTTATATAGGCTGCGACTGTTCTTAAGGCAGAAGTGGATTCTGTTAAATAGTATCCTGCCGTGTCAATATTACTTGTCCAAGGGGTTTGTGAACCTCCACCTGTTCCTGTTATAATATAACCATTACTGTCTATCGCTAGGCTTGTTGAATTTGCTAAAGAAGGTAAACATACTGTCCCTGTACTATTGATAAGATTTGTTCCATCATAAAGTAATGAGCTTTGAATAATCTGACCATTTTCATCTGTATACAAAACTCCGTAGATTAAATATGGCGTTAACGCCATTCCAGTAAAATCAAAAGTTCCCGTTAATTTTGTTTTAGGCAAAAGTTCATCAAAATGATAGAGAGCTTGTAGTCCAGATTCTAGACCTGTATATGCTTGTCCTGTACCGCCATTCCAGTAGGTAGATATATTCCCTGTCGTAAAAGCATAATTGAATACCGCAATCTCATCCATAGATGCGAGATTGTATCTATGGTCAGGATTTCCAATTCTTAACGTATCTGTTGCAAAAGAATACGGAGGAATCGTTATTGTATAAGTGTTTGATAATACTGTATCAATATAAACCTTTAAAGACGTTCCTGAGTATGTAACAACAATAAAATGCCAGTTAGTGTCGCTAGGTACTGCATTTGTGCTAGTATAAACACCTTGAAAAAGAACAATCTTACCATTCCCGTTTTCTGCTATAGATATGTCATATCCAATAAAAGGATTAGTGGCTGCTTCTAAAATTGTGCAATAACCTCTTTTAACCCATGCCGTTACTGTCCAATCATTTGTGATACTAAAATTAGGAGGTGTTTTCGAGTATGACTGATATGTAACTGCTTGACCTAATAATGCGCTTCCAAACTTTCCAGATTGTGTTTGTGGGGCTTGGTATCCTGTTAAAGTATTTCCCCTAGGAGATGAATCAATAAAAGAGAAAAATGCTCCGCCTGAAGAAAATGTTTGTATTTGTGCTGTATCAGCTAAATTACCACTAGCGTCTATGTATAGAACTTCGTTTGGAGTACCGCCTGATAATGGAGACCCAATAGCTGTAATTGATCCCGCTCGTCTAATATCAGTACTCATTGTGTTCTTTCCCAATATCTAATATCAGCACTACCACTAGATACAATACCATAAATAGCGCCACGGTACCCATGCGTTCCAGCATTATCTTCAACCATAACATCATTCTGATTTAATTGAATACCATTAGCCGTTGTAACGGTATTATCTTTCCCAACATAGCAAACGGTTGAACTGTTATTAGTAACAAACAAATTCAACCGTGCTGTATTACCTGCAACAATTAAAGTAGCTGTATTACCGACTGTAACTGCTGGCATTTTATCTCGATTCTACCATTGATTCGTTAGGAATCTCTTTATTTAGAAAACCCATCAGGATCACGACCAAAGCCACCTGGCTTATCGTTGCCTTGACCAGATGTGTCTGTCCCGCCGCCTAATTTATTGCTACCTTCTTTTCTAACGGGTTCTTTATAATTATTAACAATTTTTTCTTTTTCTTTTATCTTTGCTTCTGCTTCTTCGGGAGTATCTACATATCCCATAGCTGCTGCAAATTCATCAACGGATTTATAATTCAATTGTCTTGCACGCATAATCATATCAGGATCATTGCGATAATGGATTCCAAAATATCCTTGTTTTGGTTTCCCATTTTCATCTATCCCATGAGCGTCTGCTAATTCTTTTTGTGCAGCACGGTCTGGGCCGTCATAGACTTCATTTGATGTTCCTGAGAGGTGCGGAAGAACCGCATGTTCCTTACTTGGAATCAAGACACCTCCCTTTGATATGTAACTAGGCATTTGATGCTCACTTTCTGTCCCTATGGGACTTGGAATTGGTGATTGGTTATTATATTTCTACTTCATATGAAACAACTAACGTAACTGTATGAGCATCAACAACTGCCCAACACCCTAATGGAAATAGTAATCCTGAATCTAGGTTTATATTCAAACTTGCCGACTTGCTAATCACTCCATCAATTTGAACATAATCAGAACCAGAGGCTGACGTGTTGTTGTATAATTTTACCGTTGTTGCTGTGCCATCAGAAACCGCCCATGCCCCAAAAACTCTAATTGGCTTCCCAGATGGCCCAATGGCTGCTGATGTTTGATTAGTTATAGCTGTCCTACCTGGCATACCTAAGAAACCTGGCATTTTTCTATCCTCCTATTTAACCTTGCATTAAGATTTTCTTCTTGCTGTTTATCTAATCCTTCTAAAAACTTCTCCATCCTATTTTCTTTCGTAATATCCCTATGCGCCAAAACATAATCAAAACATCCCCATACATCAAGTCCAGCTTCATGTACCCTTTCGCAAAAATCTATGTCAGTTGCATAACTATGAGCAGGTTCATACTTATTGAGACGAAAATATGGTTTTTCTAATTTCTCAAATACATTTCTTTTTATTAACATCATTGCGTATCCAGCTAAATCTACTTTATAAAATCCTTCTGTGTAACTATGCCCTGCATATCTTCCGCTAACTGGTCTATTTGGTAATCTTCTCATTAAACAAGAATAAAATGGAAAATATCTTGAATAATAATTCATTGCGCAAATGTCTACATCTTTATTGACCAACGCATCAAGCATTTCTTTCTTATGCCCCCAATGATCGTCTTCTAATAATAAAAGATAATCATAGTCGGTATTATCTAAAAAATATGTTGCTATATAATTTTGTGCATCTACCAAAGTACGATTCGGAACTGTGATACATTGTAAGGTATAATCTTCTTTACATGATTCAATAAATTTAGGGAGAGCCTCTAAGAACCTATCATCCGCTTGGTATACGGGGATACCTATTAGTATTTTAGAATGTAGCTTAGAAGTCTCTCCCATAAATTTAATCCTTATGCTCCCAAACGAAGGAAGATAGTACCATAAGAACCAGTCAAGCTGTTCGTAGCAGGTACTTGGATAGAATAACCCAAAATATCCTGTCCAATAGCAGCTGCGACTTGGGTGGTTCCTACGCCCATTGTTTGATATGCGCCAGGAGTAGTCACACCGTTTGTAATAACGTCACCGACGTTAGTAACAGCACCATCCTGTAAGCAAGTACAAACACCATAAGTACAAATCCAACCAAAAGTATTGGCTGTCATATTCGCACAAGTAACTCCCACAGTAATAAAATCAGTACCAGGAGTTGCCACTTTTACGTCGGTATAAAGAGAACCAACAATTCCACTATCAGAAGTAGCGTCAATAGATGCTTGAAGTGGATCAAAAAGAGAAATAAGAATAACTGTTGCCGTTGGAGTACCAACACCAGTTGCAGTATTTCCCTTAATGCGATAGATATAGCCTTGTCCAGTATCCTTATTGATGGTCAAATATCCACCAGCGAACTGGTCTTTAATTACACCAGCCAAGGTCATAACTACGAACCTTGAACCGATTGCACCAGGATATACCCCTACAGGTTCAACACCTTGCTGATATGTAGACGACGGTGCAATTAAAATTGCGTCCGTAGAAGGATTGTCAACGTCTGCAACAATGTGTGAAACTAATTTACCTGGCCCACAAGCAGCGACGAAATTAACATAGCGGTATCTATTTCCGTCTAACCTAAATGCCTGTGTTCCTAATGCCCATTTTTGGACTGAATTAATTTCATAAATATCACAGTCTGCGCCGACCTGCATAGTGCCAGGGATGGAATTGCTATTATACGGCGTATTCGTTGTTAATGATGTAGTCATTGTAACTCCTTTAGTTGTCCCGTCTCTGCCTTCTTCAACATGTCACGGGACTTATTTATTTAATTTCTAACAACCCCCAAGCAGAATATATAAATTTTCTGCTGCCGTACCAGACGAATTAATAATTGTAAATACGCCTGTTGATTGAACAAAACTTACTTCAGTTCCAGGATTTGCGCTATTAATCCATGCACCAAGAATAGGCGCACCAGCATACATTGTCCATGTATCTGATGTCCCTTGTGCGGTAAGATTAACAGTAAGCAATGTTGCTGCCCCTGCATTTGAAGTAATTACTGTATTTGCCGTTAACGCTGCCATTTTAGAATCTCCTTTCCATCCTAATTAGGTGATAGAAGACATCTTGAAATGACGTCTACGGTTATTGGTTAACATATTTCCTCTCCAGAGGATATAAGCAACCTTAATAGTCTGATTCGTCGGGCTAATGAACGGCGTAGTAACGAAATCAGTTTCGCTATCCACGGCTAAGTAAATATAATTCATATTTAACCCAAACATTAAACCAGTACCGACATAGTTACCATATATAACAGGACGGCCTTTGAACGTAAGATTTGTGAACCCAGCATTAGCAGATAATTCGCCATTGCTGATTCTCTCTAACGGAAGACGTGTCTGTTCAAACTTCTGGAAGATGGTCTTATTAGTTAAGAACACCGTCGGATTATCAACCGTTGCAGACGAACTAACTAAATAATTAGCAGTTGTCATATCGGTTAAACCCTGCGTTGCAAATGCACCCGAAGTAACCAAGGTGGATTGCCAAAACGTATACGTAGAACCTGCAATTGACCCTAACGTACCATTGCTGACCATAGTTTCAAGGTCAATAAGGTTATTAGCGCCAGATACAGGTGTAGATAACGCATTGTCCATGCGATCTTGAATAGCACGTTCACTCAATTGGATTTTTGTTCCAACCAAGTCGATAATTTTGTGCATATCTCCGCTGTTTTGACGTTCTTCGTCACGATTAATGACGATAGGTTCATAAGCGTTCTGCCACTTATATTCAAGCAACGTGGTAGTATTAACTTGGGTGTTGTTCAATAAATCAGCACCTAAGTAAAAACCGCCAGCGTTTTGCTTATCACGAATCAACGTCTCGACGATAGAAACACCGCCGTTAATCATTTTCTTATTGCCCGCTTCGTTAACAAGTTTCAAAACAACTACGTTGTTATAGATATTGTCAACTAAGCGTTTTTGGTAATCGGCTAATGATGTGGATAACACAACACTATCGATTGTCGTTGGGACTGCCAACGGATTAGTCATTGTTGTTGCGCTCATTTAATTCCCCTTATCGTTGCGCTTGCATCTTTCTGATATTATTTTCTACCAGCTTACCAAAGTATGATACCGCACTCTCGTTTTTAGCAGCGACTGGTAAATCTTGCGCTGGTTTTCCAGTAGAAATTCCATCAAAAGAAGAAGCATTAATTTTGTCTTGTTTTTCTAGTTTTGCGTCTTCTAATCCTAACTTATATGCACGAGTTACCGCATTATCATAATCAATAGATTTAAACAAATCTTCTCTGGTCGCTTGGCGCTTACCAGTTAGAAGTTCTGTTGTAATAATATCTACTGCTTCTGGTTGGTAATGTGCATATTTTCCCTTTAACTGCTCATCTTGCACTCTAAAACTTTGCAAAACTTGTTCATTGTTTCTTTGCTGCTTGAGCGATGTCAGTTCCTGTTGCATCGCCTGCCATTGTTTCTTCTCAGTTGCGGTTAACGAAGACCACTCCGTTTCATTCATTCCTGAATTTGGCGGATTCTGTTCTTGTAATACCTCCTGAGATGCTTGTATAAAATCAGGCTTATTAAGTTCCTGTTTTATTCTATCCTTAGTCCATTGGGTTGGTTGTTGTTGCTTCTGAGCTTCAAGTTGCTTTCGCATTTCAGAAAGTTCTTTAAACTTGGTATTAAACCCCCTCTGGAAACTTTTATAAGCCCGCATTGCTTGTTCTTTAGCAACGGGGTCTGCAATTTTTTCAATATCATTGATGTCAAATTTAGGTTCCTCGACGTTAATATCTGTTTTTGGCGCATCTAATTTAACTTTTGATACTCGTGATATAAGATTTTCTTCTACCTTTGGTGTTTCTACGATGGGCGCAACTACTGGCGCTACCACTGTTTCTTGTGCTGCTATTTCATTTGATGTTTCCATAAGTCGCTCCTTATTTGGTTAGCGTTGCTTATCCTGCGAAGAACTGCGAACCTTCTGACAGAACATTTAATCGTTTAAGTATTTCCGTATTCGTTTGTGCTTCTTGTTGTTCCGCTGGTGTTACTACTTCTATTTCCAATAACTGAATTAAGGTATCGTAAGGAAACATCGCCTCATAAGACCCGCCATTTTCCATATAGATACGGGTATTTAATTGGTCGATTTGTTCCAAGGCTTCGACCTTTTCAGTATTGATGCATATGCCAGTTTTTATTCTTAAAAATCTCATCGATGCCAATTGATCACATTATCATAAAAACAATCTGTTGTTGGTTTCTTTGGAACACTAGAGTCAGAAAATCCATCCCCTTCAACTTCAACATCATCTTCTAAATGTTGCATTGATTCATGGGTTCCATGTGTATAAAATCCATGTTCTTTAGCCTTAGAATAAGCAATAGCTATTGCCTGTTTCTGTGGTTTTCCAGCGTGCATTTCAGTTTTTATATTCTCAGAAATAACTTTTTTGCTATGTCCAGAGTGAAGTGGCATGATTACACCTGTTTCCTAGGGATATGTACGTTATTATAAAATCCTTTTTCTTCATTACTTTTAAGACCTTCTGTACTTCCATGTAATTCTACCTTATGAGCCGAACTTGATTTAATCATGCTTACTGTTTCACCTCCATAAAAATGCATGGAATTCATTTGTGAAGGAGTTGGCCCTTGATATGGAGCCGTATTCGATGGTGAAGAACCAGAAGCTAATTTAGTATTACTACTATTCATTGCTCCTGCAACTGAACTAGCATCTCCTAATCCACCCCCTGTAACATCTTTACCATTTGCATTAGAAGAGCTTTGAGACGCTCCAGACTGTGCTAATTGCAATACAGCTGCTATCCAAGGCATATTTAACTCCTTTTTACGAAACTCCAAATATCAGTTTCTTTGTTAAACTTAAATCCAAATTCCTTTAAAAATTCAAGACCACCTGTTTTTGAACCGCTCCCAGCTAAAATAATGTCAACTTCTTCTAATAACTTATTTATTAACTCAGTGCAAACTCCCCTTCGAGTTAAATATGGCACTGTCATTGCATTTAAGAATAGGGCTACTTTTTTTCCAGTTTCTCCTACATAAATCCTTGTCCATAAAATTCCCCAAGGAGTATCTATTGGTTCGTCCCAATAAGTAAATTGCGTTACATTATTTCCCAACTCATGTCTACTAATAAACAATTAATATTCCCTATCTTCTTCTTCAATTTTTATTACATCACAACCATTAACGCCAACTTCGTCTTGTTCTAATTCTTTTTTCTCGCCATCTGCAAGATCTACATCATTATTTTTTTTAAACCTAGATTCCTCGCCAGCTGGATAAATACAATCATAACCGCCAGCAGGGCCGAAATCATTTAACATTTCTGGTTCTTTTTTTTGTCTTGGATAAGTCTTAGGTTCCATCTTTAAACCCTCCCTTTGGCTTGTAACATTCTGGTAACATATCTATATCTTTAAAACTAACGCCCACAGACTCCATGCCCTTCTGAAGCCTTGTACCTATTTTTAAACGACCCTTCTTATCCGCCATTTGTTTAGCGGCATAACAAACCTCCATTGCTTTGGCGCTGATTCCGTCATAGGGTTTGTGGGTGTTAGTATTTTTTGTTTGCTCTGCAAGTTCAAATGGTATCATACCATTCTTTGCCATCTCTTTTTCATAATGCGCCCGAGAAGAAATATATTTCCCTCGAGGAGTATCCCAATTGGGAAAACTTCGGTTCATGTGCTCGTAATTCTTTATAATTATTCCAACTGCCATATTATGACGCCATGCTTACAGGTTTATGCATCTTTGGGACATCTGGTTTGTTACCAGGTTTTGCCTGCTGTTCTTGCTGTTGCTGAAGTAACGCTGCTTGAACTTGAATCAATTGCATAATCATTTTAAATGCTGGACTATTCTGAATACCTGGAACTGCTTGTAAAATTTTTCCAACCTCACCATACATTTCAAGTCTGGCTAAATGATCCTGCCCTGGAGCTGGTGGAGAGGGAATTTGTTGTTGTCCAGAAAGAGCTGCATTTACGTTATCTTTTGCAGCTCTTACCTCGGCAACGCTTACAAATCCCTGCGATTCCTCTGGTCTTATATTCCTAAACACATCAGGGTCTTTAATCTTCAAACGCAATAGCATCTGTTCAATAATAGGTGAAAGTGTAATCGTCTTGCCCTCTTGTGCAATCTTCTGGGCTATTTGTGGATTAGTAAGACCTTCGACCATAAGTTGAAGAATCGTTTGAAGTTCCTGCATTTCCTTCTCAGGATTCTCTGGCAACATACTTATTGCGTCAATATCAACGTCAGTTTCCGCCTGTATGTCTTCCTTACTAAAATTATCCGACCATTCTAAATCTAGGCTTCCGACTATCCTCACAGCGTCCTTTATAGGCACGAATTGTTTATTGAGCTGATTTAGGTAGTGGAAGGAATCCTTGACAGCATCTGTCATAATATCTTGTCGATAAACAGGACGTGAACTTGAACCAGCGTTACGAATTTGAACAGATGTAGCGCTTTCTTCACCAGACTGTAAAAATCCCTTCTTTAAGTCTGTAATACCACTCTTATCTTGTAATTGTCTATCTATAATTGGGCCTAATGTGTATAATTCGCTTGAAGCTGACCCGCCTCCAGACATAACCTTCATCTTTCCTTCAATGGTATCACCATCAAATGCAACAACTGTCTGGTCTCCTTGCCTAATCTGCTCAATTTCTTCCTCTGAGCTATTTCCTTTAGCAATCGCTACCCAAATTTTGCTATTTTCTTGTGCATTACGTAATTGTAGGTTAGTTATGACGTTCTTTTGGTCAGCAATCTGTTTATAAGTCTCAACATCGCTTAAACCAAACTTAGAATCGGGTAGTTCATTGAATTGAAGGACTACGGAAGGGAAACCTTTGGCTTTTATTGACCATTCATTAACTCTAAGCGCTCCTTCTTGCTCATCACACGTTAAAATTATCCATCCCTTACTTCCAGCTCTCATTTCCTTCTTTGTAGGCCTTAAAAACACTTCTTGTACCTGTACGAACCGTGCTTGTGGTGAATTTTGGAAGTCTTTATCAGCATATTCAATCATTGCACGTCTTGAGGCATTTATACGTATGTAATCAGCTGCTCCTGCGGCTTTGCGTGCCTGTTCTGCTTGTTGTGAGGCCGTTCCAATGGTCTCTCCGTACCCTTTATACCCCTTAACTAGCTTTTTATCGACATCTAATAGGTCATCTTCAATCAAATCCTGTAATGGAACGTCAATTACACGACCTACCCACCTAGATTCTTCCAAATTTGACATGTTTACTGATGGATCATGTATAAAACGCATAGGAGATATACGTTTTACAAATACTTTATCATTCTCAATGGTCAAAGATTGTTCTTCTGTCATGCCAAAATTGCCCTTGTATCCATGCCAAAGGATACCGTGTGGAAATAAAAGGGCATCTAAAAGGACTTTTTGTATCTCTTTTTTATAATTTATATGTGCAATTGTATAATTTAGGATGTCTTCTTGTGTACGTGCGGATTTTGCAGCATCTGCTTCTATTTCTTCCATCTGTCCCGATATAGGATTACGCTTCTTAATGATAAATGTCTTATTGTGTGGCTTTAAAAATGCCCTTGGATTACGGAAGAATATAGACGGGAGGTTATTTTGAATGATAGGATATACTTCGTTTAATACAATGTCCCAATCATTACCAAAAGCAGGTACATAATTACCTAAATATCTTTGAATGTTCTCCTGCAAAATCGGCTCAAGTTCTTCCCGATTAAGAGCAATCGACATTTGAATTTCTGATTTTAGATTCTTGATACGGTCAGCTGATAGTCCTTCTGGCATTTGAACCTTTCGTAGCCACAAAAAAAGCACCCCCTGCTTGTCGACAAGAGGTGCTAAAGATGTGGTGAAATCCTACCAAGCTGGCCTGCCTAGTAGATAGAAAATCCTAGTCTTATTCTATTTAATTTTTTATGAAATGTCAATATATTTCTTGTTTATTTTTATATCTTCCTTTTTCTAACCAATTAAACAAAACAAAGGTACCCATCATATATTTTATAGGTATACCACTTTCTTTTATTTCACGTATCATTTTACCATCCGCATGAGGATTGTTAATATCAAGGCGATAATTTTTTAAAATTTTCCCCTTAATAACAAGTTGTTCTAGTCCAACCCAACATTCGTGCATATTCTGTGGGGCTGCTGGAAGCGCATGTGTAGGCCTTCCATCACAATCTCCAAAAGTATCACCACGGTTCATAGAAACAATTATCACGTCTTCTTCTGGCATTGCATTAAATATCTTATCAAAAAATAATGGTTCATAGAAATCATCATCGCATAAAAATGAATAATAAACATTATCCTTTAGACCACTGTCTATGAATTTATTTATTCGGATATTTCCTTGATTCCCCTTAATTCCTTCTGTTTTATAAATAAAAGGTTTTATCCAACTTTCTGATGAGTACCACAACACCCAATCCTTATCATCAATTATAGGTGTCCATGTAATATGAAAACCACGAAGATGATTTGTTAATATCTTCCTATTTTCTTCTCTTTTAAATGGAGTAATTACATTAAAGTCCATTAATCAAATGGCTCCTGATTTATATGTGCATTCATTATAAATCTTTCAAGTCTTTCAGCTTCAAATTTTATATCATCTTCAGTTACTTTCTGAGTCCACTTTTTATCTCTCTCACACATCTTTTCATATCTACCATCTATACCATGTGGCATACGTCCAGTATGAATATCGTTCTGGTCTATTTTTACTTCTGTAATATCAATAGCTCTTTTCGATTTTGTTTTTTCATATAGAACTTTAAATATTTGATAAGCAACATGATCTCCGCTCCATCCCCATATTTTAGGATGAACCCAATACCCCATGGAATTAACATATGTCTTTGTTTGTGTTATCCAGCAATTAAAATCTGGTGTTTTCTCGTATTTATAAATTGGCCCTTTGTTTCTTATACCATCATCTAAAATACCTGACCAGAATTTATCTCCAGATTCAATAAATGCTTTTTCAAATTTTTCAATAATTATCTTATCCCAATCTTTTGTCATAAATTCACAGTCATCGGCTATTGCCATAATTATTTCATTGGTGGCTAAAAATGCCATTGGATTCCAATAGTCCTTTGTAAAATTATCGGATTGTTTTGTAATAATAAAGCGCACTCCAATCTTAGAATATTCTTTTTCCAGTTGTTTATAAATTCCCATATATACTGGGTCATTATCATCAATAGCAATTAATGTTTCTAGACAATAAGGATTATGCGCCGTTTCTAAAATAGTTTTAAAACAGGTTCTCAACATATCAACTCGCTCACGACACATCATAATTAATGTTATGCCCATATAATTCTCCTATTCCCAATCGCCACGATTGCTTTCTGATTTAACTAAAGAAATTTCTGAATCATATGGTTCAAACTTATCCAATTGCTTCATTTGAAAATCTTTCCAGTCGCCAGGAACAGGGCCTATGCCCATACGTAATAATTTCATTAGCCTGTCTTCATGTGCTATTGTCCATGATTCTTCTAGTACCTTCCTATCTGTATCATATCCCTTTGCGAATGGTCTTTTTAAAAATGTTTCTTCATCAACAGATTCTCCTGTTGCTAGGGACTTCCCAAAGTGATCTATTTCAATATAACAACTATCACTTCCAAAAATTTCACAAGCCGCACCCTGTTCGTATGCCCTCATTAAAATATCGTTTTCCGCCTGTCCACTTACATACCTGTGGTCGTACCCACCAAGTTCGTCTAAAAATTTTCTACTCATTAATGCTAATGGAGCCATTAATGGTGTGCGACCATCTCCACCAAAGAACCTATGCGTTTGCATATTATACAGACCAGTTTTATTTGCATAGTGTTCCATGGTCTGCAAGGATAAGATAAATTTCTCATCCTTCATTAATTTCCAATAGTGATAAGCCTTGCCTAAAATATCATTAGGATATTCCGCATCATCGCATGACCAGTGGATTAATTCTCCTGTGCATTTTCGCCGTGCTATCTCGTAACATTGTGAGGGTTTTATATTCGCCGTATAGATATACTTAAATTCTGGATAAGCATTTAAGAATGGTTCAACATCTTCTTTCTTTGCGTTTCCAGCAAATACAACTTCATATGTAACTGAAGTATCTTTAAGCGAATTTAAATACTGCGTCCACATCTTTGGCCTTACCGCACTTGCGAATAATGATACTTTAATGTCCTGCGCCACATTTCACCTCCGCTATTTTCTTTAATAATATTAAAGTGTCTTCCACTAAATGATGCTCATTATCACCGTTCCCCTGAATCTGTATCCCTACCCCTGAAATAAATTCGCCATCTTTTTCAAAAACTTGATCTTTTATAAAATGGACTTGTATATTCACCTCTCTCGTTAATCTTGTTACCCTTCCATCATCATGCCATTTTATTGAATGATACTCCATTTAATCTCCTATCTATATGACAACGTACACGGAACTTTTGCCGCCTTCTTTATTCCCTTACTACCAAATACAAAGTGTATCTTCCTCTCACCCTTCTTAGCTGCAATTGTCTGCGCTCTCCACCAATTAAACTCATCTTCTGTTTTTTTTACTTTTTTGATTGGGGTTGTGGAGTTCAACATTTCTGGAAGCATTGCTAAAGCATCTGCAACGTCATCATGGGCTGCGCTTCTAAGGCGAATTAATTGGTTCTCTAAATCGCCCATACCCTTCTTGTGATATACGCTATGTTGAGCATACCTGTTTCCAACACGAAACATTATGCGTTCTATTTTATCCCGAGTTCCCCATTCAATATCCCTAAACCATAAATATTTACCACGTCGCTTCATGGCTTCTTTAAGAAACCACTTCATAACCTTTTCTAATTTCGCCTTCTCAAACCCAAAGCAAACACGTGATCCTGTCATTTTAAAATATCGTAAATCCATATCAAATAAAATGTTCTCTAGTTCATCTGGACGCATGCCCTTTTTTGCAATATAGTCATCCACTAATAAATCATTGGCGGGAGTTACAAAACCTGGCACGATTGCAGAATAATCAGATGCCTTGTTTTCCTCCCACGCTAAATCTATTCCAACTGCACACTTGCACTCACGCATTGACCACCTAGAGATGACTTCCATATCACTTCCATATAAAACCGCTTGCCCCTCTTCTATACGCCACAACCTAAAATCTTCCCGTCTGATAGTTTCCAAACTACCGCTCGATGGGTCGCCTTGCATTTCTTTTGCGAAAGTTTCAGGTTGATTTCTCTCCATTTCATTAAGCTCATCTACAGTCCACCTTTCAGGCCATAATGATTCAATTTCCCCTGTGTTCTTATTTGGCGCTCTTGCTTTAAAAAATCGCTTACCATATTCCTTATATTTCAATGGATTTACTAAATCCGCCATTAGCGAATCATCATGCAGAATTGTTCCAATAATATCAACATCAAGGGACTTTATATCACCAGCGGGGATCAAAGCATTGTCATATAAATTTTTAAGCGACTGTCTTCTTTCGGCGGATTTTACCATCTCATCGTCTTCCATATCGTCGCCAAGAATATAGTCAGGTCGATATGCTCCAAAACGCTCACCACGAATTGCGCCTATCTGTTCAACGCCTTTACATAGAACTCTTGTGCGAAAACCATCAGGATGCTTAAATATAGTATCGCCTTCAGCGTCCTTCTCCAGTGTTATTCTAAAATCTTTTTTAATTTCTTCGTTCCACCTGATTTCGTCTTTTATACCTTCTAATGTTCCCGCAGCCTTCTTATAGGTATTCTGCACAATAACAACAAATCGCTTACGCTTAAATACTATTGAATGAGTTACCTTGAGAAATGCCAATACGGTAGACTTCGCAGAACCACGAGGAGCTTGCGCTGCAAAAAATTTATTCTTATATGATAGTGAGATTAATAACCAGTGAAAGTATGGAGATTTATTGCGGAAATAATGACCAAAGTAGTGCTTTCCAAATATAATAGGATTGGATTTAAAAATATCATATATGGAGTTATTGCTTTCCATGATTTTTTAAATATCCAATCGCTGCTTCCAGCGTTACAATTGAGTCTTTGCTTTGTCCTAACATTGTATTGCAACTAAGACATAATAATTCTCTTATGCAATTACCGCATGATTTTGTTCCAGAACAGCATGCTCTATCATGGTCTATTCCTAATTTGTTATTAATTGGAGGTTTTCTGCATATAGCACATACGCCATTCTGATTCTTTAGCATTGATTCATAATCATTTAAAGATATTTTATAAAATTTCCTAATTCTCCAATCTTCATGTTTTCTTATTCTTTCTGGAGATGTGTCAAGTTTTTTTAATAATGCCTTTCCCTTATCAGAGGTAATATATTTTTTCCAAACTTCTTTCCCTTGTGGGCTCATTCTATATTTTTTATTTATTTCATAACGTCGTTGTTTTTCTTCAGGAGAAAGATTTTTATAATAATTTCTTGCCCGTTCCTTTCCCTTTTCAGAACGAGTATATTTTATTGCCGCAATTTTCTGGGTTTCAGTTTTCATGTTTTTTCTACTGTTATATCGATTACTTCCCCAGTCTGTTTCCCATTCGTCGATAAATTCGCCAACTGCTCCTGCACATCCTTAACCATATCGCAAAAAGTCGCTAATTCGCCAGCCGTAACATTCAACGCAACATTAACCACCCTATTATCTACTACATTTTCCTTTAAGTCGCCGTGTAACTTGCTAATCATCTCAGCGGCCCGTATCCTAGTCGCATGGTCAGGAGATTCATGCTCACCGCCAAATTTGTCCAGCGCTATTGTTTTTGCATTTAGCGCCGAGACCATCGCTTCATACGCCGCCTTGCGCGTCGCCCCTGCTTCTATTAGCGATACTTCCTTCTTAGTAAGAGTTTCTATGTTAGGACTCAACGGCGAAATTTCTTTCTTAGTAAGCGTTTCTATTGGAGAACTTAACGTAGGTACTATATCCATGAATTTGATTATACATCAAAAAAATGTTTTGTCAAGATTTTTAGCTATATTTTTAGAGGGGAAAACAAGACCATTTCTCTTGCCACCCCCACAACGACATTATTGTATAGCAGTATATAAAAAATTGTATCCATAGCTCTGCACTCTCTCGCTAGCTCTCTTGCTCTGTGGTATCTGCGCTTCCCTGCTGTGTACCATCTCGCTTCCCTGCTGTGGTATCTGGGCGACTCTGATCTCAAAATCCCGCTGTGGTATCTGGGCAAGCTAGCCAAGCCTGGCCTCTCTCTAATCTTACTCTGTGGTACGTTGGCGCGATCCTTATAGATATTGACGCACTGCCTAAATAGCCATGCGCCTACTACATCTTTGTCCATATACTATGTATATATACCATGATAAGCTAAACAAGTTTAAACCTTACTCTATTATATACTCATTCATTCGAGATTAAACCGTATTAAACTGTATTAAACTATACTTACTTACTATACTATACACTTATAATATTAACACAATGGCAAAAATGCTGTTTAGTACAGTTTAAACAGTTTAAAATGTCATAAACCATTGCAATATAACAAAGTTCTTTAAACAGATTATAAAAAAAGTAGAGTTTAAATCATAAGTGTTGATATTAATAGACTTATGAAACGATTAAAAACATTTTAAACGAATACATTAAAATTTATGGACATTTTATATTGCATGATATAATATTTTTTACCCTCTCGACGCTATTCTATAATAAAATAGTTCTTGACATAATGTTATAGTATGTTATAATATACTTAGATGTTAAGGATAACAGTATAACGAAAGGCGGGGAAAATAATGATTAAATCAGATTATCAAAAAATAGTAGATTATCTTTCAAAGAATGCAGGGAAGTATGTATCTATAACCGATATTATAAGTGATGTATTCTGTGGATATATGCGTGGTAAAGGTATGAGAGCAATTCAAGACTTAAAAGCAAATGGCAGAGTAGTTGTAAATGCTACTGGAGATTTAAGAATTACAATATAATTTAACCTTTTAAAAACCAGGGGGGCGGAAAAATGAAATACAAAACTACAGCAAGGGCATTAAAAGAGGGGTATTATAAAATAATTTCTTGTGGATATTGCGAGCTTCAGAGTCTTTTAAGTTATAAAAGTCCTGTAGCGTATTCTCATGGGCTTTATGGCTGGAACTTTGACGTTTACGATATTGATGGAGTGGCTATTGTTACGGGATATAGGAATATGCCAAGCCAGAACTTAAAGTCGGATTATAAATTTATTAGAGAATACGAGGAAAAATCGCAAGGCAAGACAGCAGAGGAAAAGGATAAACTCATTAAAGAATTTATTGCTAAATGCTAAACGCTCCCCTATCGGGGATAAAACGCTATATAGTGGAATGAAAGGATAAAATGAAACGAAAACTCCCTACCCTATACAAGAGGGTTAATATAAAGAAAATAACCGAGGCTTCCAGAGTGAAGCAGGAAGGCAGGGCGTAAAATGAATTATTTAGTGGAATATAATAAAAAATTAGAATGTTATGAAGTTTTTGATATGTGTTGTTTTCCAAAGGCTAAAGGATTAGAAAAACCTAGAAGCATGATTATAAGTGAGGATGAGATGGATTTTATAATTGAAAATTCTAAATCATGGATTATGTTTGGCAAAAACTTTAATTAGAAAGGGGCGAAATAATGAAACACTACCTAAACGACACAAATAATTTGCCTGGCGAATCTTGGAATGTAATAGATGAATTGCCCAAAAACTATTGGCTACCTATATTAATAGGAACGGCTGGGATTTTCGCCGTTTTGGTTCTTTTATTAGGTGGATGTGCATATTCCTACACAATAGATCAATATGCTAATGCTATATATAAGGCGGAAAATAGCAAAACTCACCCATACGGAATAATGATTAAATGCCATGATCAAAGGGCTGTATGCAAAAGAACTGTATTGCACAAATACCATAATTGGATTAAGGAAGGGAAAAGAGGGCTATTTATTCATTATTTAGCCTCAAAATATGCCCCTATAAATTGTATTAATGATAATGGTACTAATCGTTTTTGGGAGAAAAATGTTTTGTATTTCTTGACCCTTAATAAATAATGTGTTAAAATGCATTATAATGCATATAAAAGGGGGTTAAAATGATTAAATGTATCTATTGTGGCAAGCAATTTGAACAGCGACGATCATGGCAAAAGTTTTGTGGGGCAGTTTGTAGGCTAAAAAATTGGGATAAAAACAATCCACGTATTAAGAAGGGGGGAGATAATGAAAAAAGATAAAAGAGAAATAACAAGCACTGTTGCTACAAATCGTATAACAGATGGTAAAAGCTCATGGGGGATTAAAGAGTTTAATACTGGGTATAGCTTTAGATCACAATATGAGTATGCTTTTGCTGTATATTTAGATGAATTAAATATTAAATGGGAGTTTGAGAAACATGGGGAAGTTGTTGAAACAATCACTGGTACACATCTTCACTATATACCAGATTTCTTTCTTCCAGAATATAGTGTTTATATTGAGATAGTAAATAATATGAATAAAAGACTAGCAAATAAAATGTATTGGTTTACAACACAATACCACAATTTAAAATTAATTGTATTTGATAAAAAATCTCTTAGAGAAATGTTTGCCTCTAAGTTCAATATTTATGACGTTATTGGGTATCCCAAAAAATCTAAAGGGGGTAAATCATGAAACGCATGAGATTAAGAGCAATATTATATTCTGAAATAGGATTAGCAATATTAGAAGAAAATGGGAATTTTGAAAAAGGGGTGGAATTGGCCAGTATTAATTTAGCTAAGTTTATTGGTCTTTACTACAGACGGCGAAAATATCATATTAGACAATATACCTGTAATTCTTGCGGATTAACTCTAAAAGCTGGCAAAATTTGCCAATGCTTAATATTAAAAAGGGGGCGCAAATGATATTACCAAAACTATTGTGGATTAAAAAAAAATATTCTAAAGATTCTTTATGTTCTGAATTATATAAAAATAGAGTAGTGTGCTTTAGAGAAGGCCTTGTTGTTTTATGTTCTAATTCTGAAAAACCAGAAGGTGTTTATAAAGGGAATGGCATAATTCAATCTTACGGTAAATGTAAAATAGAAAGGGGCTAAAATATGAACGAACCTATTTTGGTGGAAACTAACGAATATATAGAATATAATAGACCAGAATATAAGTATACTTTTGATGATTATATCAAGATTTATGAGGACGGCGATTTTGATGATTATGAGGAATATATTTAAAGGGGAGCTAAAATGCCAAAACAAGTATATTGTCTAAGTGATAAATTAAATCTTATGGAATATAAGAATAAATCAATGCGTTATTTAATAAGCGTAGATCCTGGCTTAGTAAGGGTTTGTTTATCCGCAGGTGATTTTAAATTAACTAAAATAGCAAGAGAAGAATTAGAAAACCAACTTCAATGTAAAAAAGTAGTAATGGAAGAATACCATGTTTCTATGAGAGAATTAAGAGGGGCAATAAATCAAAGAAGTATATTATCTGTATGAGGAATACATTTAACTAACAAAGGAGAAATAAAATGAGTACACATAAAACACCCGTAAACGCTTATTTAAATGATGAGGAATTAACGCTTTTAAAACAGGCGCAAGAAAAGTATATCACCGACGGGAACGGCAACGCTTCGATTAGAACTATTTTGTTAATTGGGGCAAAATGCGTATTAAGTAAAACTGCTTGACACAAGCAAAATAGAGAGTATACTTTAAGAATGTTTATTTCGAAGGCGAACAGAAATAACGACAATTATAAAAACCCAGCATTGGTTTAATCGCCTTTGTTGGGTTTCTTTTTTGCCCTAAGTGTTCGCCGCCGTTTTCAGAAATGGAAGCGTAAGGATAAAAACCTTTCTTAGGGCAAATTTATTTTTAAGGGGCATTCCCTATGGCAGAATTCGTACAAGACATTAATTACACCTACGCTTTTGAAATTGCTCAAGGAGAAATGGGCAATAAATACATATATTCAATACAAGAAGATAAAATATATGTTTATGATTTAGGCGTTTGGAAGCAAATATATGATATTGAATTTATAGATAGAATGCACAAGTACAAGCCAAAAATAACTTCATTAACAGTAAGCGCAAAGAAACAAATTATAGAACATTTTAAAGTTATAAAACACGCAAGACTTGAAGAATTTAACAAGCTATATCTTCTTAATTTCATTAATTATATGCTTGATCCTTGCGGTATGAATGTTTTGGAACATAAGCCTGAATATTATTCTACAATTAGGCTCCCATATATATATGATGCTCACGCCCAATGCGATTTATGGCTAAAAACATTAAAAGAAATATTTGAAAATGATAATGATAAAATAGATTCTTTACAGGAATATTTTGGATATTGTTTAACAAAGGACACAAGTCAAATAATGGCTTTATTAGTACAGGGTGAAAGTAAATCTGGAAAGTCAACAATTCTTCATGTATTACGAAATATGATAGGATTAGATAATTGCTCGTCAGTAGAAATGAAAAATATTTCTAATCCACAATATACTCCAATGTTGATTAATAAACTTGTTAATATAGATGCTGATGTTTCAGAACACGCTGAAGATTTTGAAGCAGAATTTAAGAAAATAACTTCTGGCGAGCCTATAAATTGTAATCAAAAATTTGTACCTACGTTTGAATTTGTACCACATTGTAAAATAGTTATAGCTGCAAATAGATTTCCTAGAATAACAGATCAATCTTCCGCATTTTATAACAGACTTTTAATTATTCCATGTAACAGAGTTTTTCTACCAGATGAACAGGATAGGCAACTAAAAGTAAAATTATTGGAAGAATTGCCAGGTATTATGCAATGGGCAATTAAAGGTGCAAATAGATTAAATAAACGTGGAATGTTTGAAGAAAAACAATTTGCAAGAGATGCGGTTGACGAATTAAGAGAAGAAAGTAATCCAGTAGAAGCATTCTTTAAAGAACATATTGAAATAGATGTATCTGGAAATGGTTATATTGTTAAGGAAGAACTTTATCAAAAATATACAGAATGGTGTTTAAAAAATGGTCATGGAAGAATGGGTAACAATAAGTTTGGTCATATTGTTTTCCAAAAGTATTCAAAGTATACTCCTAAAAATACAATGAAACATGAAATAATGAAAAGAGTTTGGAAGAATATAAAATATGTACATTTTAAAGATGAAACCAAACAAGATATATCTTGGGAACCTGCTGCGATCAACAATATCTCAGATGTTAAGGCAGTTAATGTCGTGGAAGTCGGCACTGGTTCTCAGGCAGATATAGGAGAGATAAATTGGGAAAACTAAAGTATCATATTGAAGGAATTGGAAAAAATAAAAAAATTAAAGCAGAGCGTAATAAGCCAGTACCCCTGGAGCTAATGCGACATGAAAAACCTATTGGAATTAGGACTAACAACGACGGAGATACAGAAGATAACTGGTATTGCAAAAATGTTCCATTGTTCAAAAATGAGCGTTAGGGATATGACGGATAAGGAAAGAAAACTTGTTGACAAACAAACTATTTCTGCTATACTTGTAGATAAGGAGGGTAAATAAATGGAAACTAAATTGATAAGCGTAGTAATTGATAAGGAACTTTATAAAAGAGTTAAAAAATGGTGCTATGGCGAAGAACGTACTATTAAAGAATTTGTTTCTAACGCTTTGCATACAGAATTAGAATTACAGGGGGCTAATAATGGAAAAAAGTCTACTAAGTAAGTTAGAAACTGCTTTAAGCGGTATCTATGGCAATACGATTACTACAAGCGAAGGTGAGGGAGTTAGCCATAAAGACCAGTATAAGTGCGACTGTGGGAAAATAATAACTGGTGAAGAATGGAACGAAGAATATAAGATGTGTCGTGATTGTTATATGGAATTAGCGGAAGATCATAATGTACCACCGTTTGAAGGTATGGATAGCTCCGATAGTTATGGAGATAGATAGAATATAATCCGCACCTATGCGGAATATAAATAAAGGAGTGTTATATGGCATTAAAAGCAAAAGCACCAACAGATGTAAAACCAACGAAACCAAAGTTTATGATTAGTGGAGAATCTGGAGTGGGAAAAACATTTTTTGCTTTAGATTTCCCAAAACCATATCTTATAGACAGCGAAGGAGGAGCTACGCGTGAACAATATCAAGATAAACTCAAAAAGTCTGGAGGAGTCTACTTTGGCAAAGAAGAAGGATCGCAAGACTTCAAAGCAGTCATTAATGAAATCAAAGAACTTACCACGACAAAGCATGAATTTAAGACCCTTATTATTGACTCCTTTACATATCTATATATGCTCGAAGCATCCGAGGCTGAGGCAAAGGGAGGTTCCGATTTCGGGAGGGATAAGAAAATGGCTAATATCCCTACCAGGCAACTTATTTCAGTTCTCGAGAAATGCGACCTTAACATTATCCTTGTGTGTCATTCAAAAACAAAATGGAAAAGAGACGGAAAAGATATTGTCGATTCTGGTTCTACCTTCGATGGATATGATAAACTCGAGTATATTTTAGACCTTTGGATTGAAATTAATAAGGGTGGAAAGACATTCAACGTAAAGAAATCTCGTGTTCAGAACTTAGTTCAGGGAGATTCTTATCCTTTGTCATATGACAAATTTGCAGAACTATATGGCAAAGAAACTGTTGAACGTGAAGCAGTACCAGTAGCATTAGCAACGGCAGAACAGGTAGCACGATTATTAACATTAATCGAAGGTTTAAAAGTAGATGAAGAAACTCAGGATAAATGGAAAAAGAAATTGGGTGTTGATGAGTATGTTGAGGGTTCTGCGGATCAGATACAGAGCTTGATTGGGTATTGTGAGAAAAAAATATTGGAACTATCAATTAAAAAATAAGGAGACTAAATGAAAAGATCATATAACACAGAAGATAAAGAACCAACAGAATCAAATTTTAAGATACCGTCAGTTAAAGAGCATTTATTCCAAGTTACGGATGTAAATCCATTAGTGGAAGCTGGTGGCGAAAATCCAGATATACAAATTGTAAAGCTAGAAGTCGTTGGTGGCGATGAGGAAGGATTAACATTATTAAACAGAGTCAATTTAGACCCTACTTGGAGAGGTTTTTATTTTACAATTCTATTTCTAAAGGCTATTGGTGAACCTTATAAGGGTCAATTTGAGACCGACACAGATCGTTGGTGTGGTCGTCAATTCTATGCCACAGTTAAGCATAGTCCTAGCAAAGATGGTACTAAGACATACGCCAATATAGATACCTATAACTTTGATAAAAAAGTTGAACAGGTATTCCAAGCTAAAAATCCAGACGGCGTTAAGTCTCCAGAAGAAATACTTTGGGATGAAAAATGAAGTTAGAAAAAGAATTAATGAAACAGGTAGAACAAAGGATGGGAATATACCAGATTACGGGTGAAGTTGAGTTCTACGTAAGACTCAATGCTGGTACTGTCAAAACGTACTATGGGTCTTATGTAAAACTCGCTCCAAAAGATACACCAGATTATATGGCAATAATAAGAAATAATCAAGATGGATTAACGATATTATTTTTAGAGTGTAAGTCAGATACTGGAAAATTAACTAAGGGTCAAATAGAATTCTCAGATAAGTATAATAAAAAAAATGGATTTGTAGTTATGGAATTGAGGGATATAAAAGATTTGGATAAATTTATAATAGACAATTCTAAAGATTTTGTGGCATTAATTTGAGGTGATTATGGACGAGGTTGAAAAGCTGGCAAAGGAATTAAGGCAAGTAGGAAATTTCGATACCTATTGTAATGGCAAAGATAATCTAACTATTAGTCATACAGACTATTATAAATTAGCCCGTTTCGTCATGCGAAGGGAAATAGAGGCACGTTTAGAAACTCATAAGGAATACAATAATCCTACGCTAACGTGTAATTGCTTGAATCATTCTAATAGAAGGATTGCCGAGCTTCGCAAGTATTTGAAAGAGGTCTCCAATGGGTGATACTGGTGAAGCATTTGAAGCAATGAATGAACATAAACGCAAAGAACGGTTAAGAATTGAGCCTTCTCGTATGGAATATGCCAAAAAGGAACTTGATAAACTGCTTGGAAAAATTAGATATATAGTTCATTTTGATTCATTTGAGATTTATGTAGGTAAAAATAGAATTGACTTTTGGCCTTATACAGGCTGGTTCTGTGGACGTAGACCATTGGGTCATATTAAAGGTCGTGGGATTGATAAGTTGATTAAGCAGTTAGAAAAAATAGGAGAATAAAATGGGAAAAATTCAATTAGTAGATATCAACGACCAAGAATTTAAGGACAAGGTTTTAGAGATCATCAAATCGGCTGTCAAAGTAAATTCGTTTAAAAGCAGTCGATATGTTGCCCTTCCAGATGGCTGGATTAGGGATTTAACCACCGGC